GGCGGACCTGATCACCTTCGCGCAGGCCTGGGCCGTGGAGAACGGTGTGCGGCTGAACGAACCGCGGTATCGCGACTACGGCGAGCAGCAGCGGAGGGTTGCATGAAGTTCAGCCTACTTCCTAACTCGTCTATCGCGGGGTCTACAGAACGGGTTGATCAATGGTTCGAGCTCATCTGCGACTGCAATCAGGTTCTTGCAATCAATGAGTGCCTGGTCCCTAGCATTCCCACCATGCCCCTTGTGAAGTATCTCCATGTAGAGCGACATCCAGAACAAATTCGCAACGAATTCACTAGCCACAATGCCCGCCTCGCCAAGCATGTAGAGCTTTGGATGGAACTGCTGAATGGTCGGCGCAACATCAAAGGCATTCTTTGGAACCAACTCCGCAATTTGCTTCTCCGAGTAATTCTGCTCAAGCATCTTGCGAAGAGAATTTGCTCGGCCGCGGTAGTAGCTAATGAATGGTTGGAATGCGCCTGCGATCGTTGTGGCTTGCAGATACTCAACGCGCTTATCAGACGCCTCCGCAGCTCGATGTATGGACCAAGGAACCGCTATGGCCACGGCAATGGCAATGATGCTGCCAATTGCTTGTGCCCAAGCCGGCCAGTCAATGGGTTTGGATGGCGGTGCACTCCCCCATCGGTAGAACAGGCCCCAAGCCAGAAGCACGCCAAATCCAGTGCATACGGTGCTGATGACGAACAGGTCTCGTCCTGTGATCGATTCCTTCATGGATGTCAATGTTCCCCTGATGTTGTGGGCCGGAGTTTAGTTCGGGCTCTTCGGAAATGGGGTGCTGCATGAAGCGCGGCCGCTCAACCGGCAAGCCGACGGCTGCCCAGCAGACCCGAATGGACGCCATCACCGAGATTGGCTGCATCGTCGCCCACAGCCTGGGCCTCGGGCACGTCCCCTGCGAGGTGCACCACCTGACCGTCGGCGGCAAGCACGGCGCCAAGCGGCGCGGTCATGACTTCACCGTCGGCCTGAATTCCTGGAGCCATCGCGGCGAGCCGTTCGGCGGCATGTCGGCCGAGACCTGCGAACGCCTGTTCGGCCCCAGCTACGCCAAGCAGCCCCGCCGGTTCCGGCAGGAGATCGGCAGCGACGACTACCTGCTGGACCTGCAGAACACCCTGATCGAACAGCACCAACTGAGGACGCGCGCATGGCAAGTCGCCTGATTTTTGGGATCGACCCAGGCATTTCCGGGGCCATCGCTGTGCTGGCCGACGGCGAGGCTGGCCCGATCATCGACATGCCGCTGCTGGGCGAGGACAGGGAGGTGGATGCCCGGCAGGTGGCGCTGTTCATCCGTGCCGCTCGGGACCTTCACCCTGGCGCCGCGGTGTCGGCGGTCATTGAGCGCGTCCGGGCGATGCCGCCCAAGGACGGCGAGCGGAGGGCTGGCGCGCAGTCGTCGTTCAACTTCGGCGACCACTACGGCAAGGCCAAGGCGGTGCTGGAGCTGCTAGGCATCCCGTACACCCGCGCCGAGCCGGCCAGTTGGAAGCGCCAGTTCGGCCTGACCGGCCAGCCCAAGGATGCGTCCCGGGTGCTGGCGATCCAGCGGTTCCCCACTGTGGCGGCCGAGCTGAAGCGGAAGAAGGACAACGGCCGGGCCGATGCCCTGCTGATTGCCCTGTACGGGGAACAGCGCCTGGCCAGCGGGGTGGCCGCTTGACCGACGCAAACGCCCGCATGTGGAAGCGCTACCGAGCCCGGGTTCGCCGCCATGGGCGCTGCTCGGTGTGCCAGTTCCGTGAGCTGAGCGACGGGGTGTTCCACTGCCGGCGCCAGCCGGACCGGCAGGGTGCGTGCGACATCGACGGTCGCCTGCCGGCGTTCCGATTGGACGACGAGGTCCTGGACGAGCTGCGAGATGCGTAGAGCGGGAGGATGCGATGGCCACTTCGAACCACGACACCAACCGAGACCCTACGCCGCGTAGGCAGGTGGAGCGCCGCATCAAGCCGGCATTCTGCCTGGACGACTGTGCCACGGTGCAGGAGTTGGCCCAGCGGCTCCAGAAGCGCATCCGCCAGACGCTCTACGCCCGGGGGGCCGGCACGGTGGTGGCCATCAACAGCCAGGCCGAGGTCTACCTGCTCATGGCGGGGGAGGCGAGGACCGAGCGCTTCTACGCCGAGCAGTACGACTGGGTGATGGGCACCTATGCGGAGTTGCCGATGGGCGGGGGCAACGCGGCGGTCCCTGACCTGCACGCCCTGGAAGAGGACATCCGCTTCCACCTGCCGGCGTGGGCTCTGGACGATGAGCCTGCCCAGTTGGACGACGGAGCCGAGCGACCCGTGCAACTCCAGCTCCCATTCCCTCCGTTGCATGAGATGGCCGCTGCCGCGTAATGGCGGCATGAGCGACCGCCAGACGCCCAACACCATCGATCCGTATCTCGAAGCGCCGGCCGGGGCGCTCTCTGCAGTACCGGCCCGACCAGCGGGCAGGTGTCGACAACAGCCCGCAGCCGACACGGAAGAGGCCGCGTGCGGCCGGCCGGGGGCCATGACCCTCGGTGACGCCATGACTTCCGGGAATCGGCGATCCACCGCATCGGGAGGTTGAGCCCATGACGGGACTCACCCCCAAGCAGGAGGCGTTCTGCCAGCGGTACCTGGAGAGCGGCAACGCCAGCGAGGCCTACCGGAAGTGCTACAGCGCCGAGAAGGCCAAGCCCGAGACCATCAACCGCTCGGCGAAGGAGCTGCTGGACAACCCCAAGATCGCCGCAAGGCTTGATGAGCTCCGTGGGGTGGCACTGGCCGCACATGGGGTGACCATTGCCAGCCTGGTCGCCGAGCTGGAAGAAGCTCGCCAGGTGGCCAAGAAGCGGGAGCAGGGCGCCGCGATGGTCCAAGCAACCATGGGCAAGGCAAAGCTGGCCGGCCTGGATGAGGGCGAGAAGGACGACGATGACTTGCCGCCACCGGTTGCCGTGACGGTCAACGTGGTCAGTGGGCGCAAGCGTGCCGACGCTTAACCAGCCGCAGGCAGAGTTCCTCCAGCTGCCGCACAAGTTCCGGGCGTTCGTAGGGGGCTTCGGCTCGGGCAAGACCTGGGTTGGGTGCGGTTCCCTGTGCCGCCATGCCTGGGAGTTCCCACGGATCCCCACGGGGTACTTCGCGCCCAGCTACCCGCAGATCCGCGACATCTTCTACCCGACGATCGAAGAGGTGGCCTTCGACTGGGGGCTGCGAGCGCAGATCAACCAGTCGAACAAGGAGGTGCACCTGTACGCCGGCCGGCAGTACCGCGGCACGGCCATCTGCCGGTCGATGGACAACCCGGCCAGCATCGTGGGCTTCAAGATCGGCCGCGGTCTGGTGGATGAGATCGACACGCTGAAGAAGCGGAAGGCACATGATGCCTGGCGGAAGATCATCGCCCGCCTGCGCGTGAAGGCGCCCGGCCTGCAGAACGGTATCGATGTGACGACGACGCCCGAGGGCTTCAACTTCGTCTATGAGCAGTTCGAGCAGATCCCGGGGCAGGAGCCGGCCAAGGCCGAGCTGTACGGCAAGGTCCACGCCAGCACCTACGACAACGAGATCAACCTGCCGGACGACTACATCGAGTCCCTGTTCGAGACGTACCCGGCGCAGCTGGTGAAGGCCTACATCAACGGCCTGTTCGTGAACCTGACCAGCGGCTCTGTGTACGCGGCCTACGACCGCAAGCTCAACGGCACCCTGGCCACGATCAACGACGACGACCGGCTCCACGTGGGCATGGACTTCAACGTGATGAACATGACGGCCATCGTCTGCGTGATCCGGGCCGGCCAGCCGCTGGCGCTGGAAGAGTTCACCGGCGTCAGGGACACCCCGGCCATGATCGTGGCGCTGCGCGAGCGGTTCGGCGATCGGCACATCGCGGTCTACCCCGACGCCAGCGGGGAGAGCTCGCACACCAACAACGCCAGCGTGTCCGACCTGGGCCTTCTGCGGGCGGCCGGGTTCGTCGTCCGGGTGCCGCCGGCCAACCCACGCATCCGCGCCCGCGTGGTGAGCGTCAACGCGATGCTCTGCAATGCCAGGGGCGTGCGCCGCCTACGGGTGAACCCGGTGGGCTGCCCCAAGTTGACCGAGGCGCTGGAGAAGCAGGCCTACGACGCCAACGGCATGCCGGACAAGACCACCGGCTTCGATCACCCGCCGGACGCACTGGGCTACTTCATCCACAGCCGGTTCCCGGCCATCGCCAGCGCAAGGGCGCCGACCTCCGTTGAACGGGGTCGGGTCATCACGCCTTATAGCCGCCAATGGCTCGAGCACAACGGCGAGGCGGCCGACGCGATGGAACGGAAGAGGAAGATGCTATGACCGGTCCAGGCGACCAGCTGGCCCAGGCGATCGAAGCAGACGAGATGGAGCAGGCGGAAGCCGAGCGCCAGGCTGCTGCAACGCTGGAGGAAGAGGGCGCGGTCAAGGATTGGCTGAAGCGGATCGAGGAAGCACGCGAGTTCGACAAGGGAGCCCGGGAGGGCTACGCCAAGGACCGCACCTACTGCCAGGAGCAGGCCAACACCGACGTGTACGACGTGCGCGTGCCGATCGCCGGCACCTACGTCGGCATCCTGACTACGTTCCTGTACGCCCGTGACCCTGAGGTCAGCGTGGAGCTGGCCGAGGCCGTCTCCCCGCGCATCAAGCAGGAGGCCAAGGCCTTCGCCACCACGCTGGAGATCGTCGTCGGCAGGCTCTGGAAGAAGGGCAAGCTGAAGGCCGCGGCCGACCCGCTGGTGCGCTCCGGCCTGAGCGTTGGCATCGGCTGGCTCAAGGCTGCGTGGCATCGGGAGACGGGCAGCAACCCGGCCCTGCAGCAGGAGATTGCCGGCCTGCGCTCCAGCCTGGCGGCCATCGGCCAGCTCCAGAGCGCCCTAGCCGAAGGCATGGTGGGTGATTACTCCGCGCAGCGCGCAGAACTCGAGCAGCGCCTGCAGCAGGCCGAGGACGAGGCAGAGCGCATCATCTTCAACGCCCTGTGCATCGACTTCGTGCGGGCTGAGGACATCCAGGAGGCGCCGGAGTGCGCGTGCCTGCAGCAGTACGTGGATAGCCCGTGGATCGCGCAGCGGCTGTTCATGCCGATGGACAAGGCCAAGGCAACGTATCCCGATGCCGCCGACGTGCTGGGATCGGCAACGGCCTACTTCCGCATTCCGGGCAAGGCCACAGACGGTGCGGGCTTCGGCGGCGCGGCCAGGGGCGAGCAGGCGGACGCCTTCTCCAAGGGTCCGGCCGGTGCCACTGACACGAGCAAGGCCTGCGTCTGCGTGTGGGAGGTGTGGAACAAGGAGACGGGGCACGTCATCACCCTGGCCGAGGGCTGCCCGCGCTACCTGCGCGAGCCGTTCAAGCCCGAGCAGCGGACGACGCGCTTCTACCCGTTCTTCAGCTGGGCCGTGATCT